CTAGAGTATTGTAAACAAGATGTAGCTATTACACATAAGTTATTTCATGTATTACAACAAGAAGGTAAAGGTTTTTCTCGATCTTCTATTGATCTTGAACATCAAGTAAGAGTAATCATAGACCAACAACAGATTAATGGCTTTGCTCTTGATATGCAAAAAGCTATGGGATTATATAACAAATTAAAAGATGAAGCTAATAAATTAGAGAGATGGTCAGTAACTAATTTTGATCCTACAGTTGTAGAGTTAGTTACTAAAACAAAATACATACCATTTAATATAGGATCAAGACAACAGATAGCCAGTAGACTAATGGAATTAGGATGGAAACCTAAACAACATACAGATAAAGGTAACATAATTATTAATGAAGCTGTATTAGATACAATAGATATGCCTGAAGCTAGAAAGTTTTCACGATTCTTTCTCTTACAGAAACGTATAGCACAAATTAAGTCATGGTTAAAAACATGTGATGACAGAGATGGTAGAGTACATGGTAGAGTAATGACTCTTAAAACTATTACTGGTCGTATGTCTCACAACTCTCCTAACATGGCACAGATACCTGCAGTTCGTTCTCCATATGGAAAAGAGTGTAGAGATTGTTGGACAGTTGATAATCCTTACACGCATTCTATAGTAGGAGCTGATGCAAGTGGATTAGAGTTAAGATGTTTAGCACATCTAATGAATGACACTAAATTTACAGAGATACTATTGACAGGTGATATACATACACACAACATGAAGATGGCAGGATTAACTGACAGAGACCAGGCAAAGACATTTATCTATGCCTTTATGTATGGTGCAGGTGCATCTAAGATAGGTCAGATAGTAGGTGCAGGTGCTAAAGAAGGACAACAATTAATTAGTAAGTTCTTAACAAGTATGCCTTCTCTTAAAAGAGTGCGTGACTCTGTAACAAAAGCTGCATCTAAAAAGTTAATTAAAGGTATTGATGGTAGACTACTACATATACGTAGCCCACATAGTGCCTTGAATACTTTAATACAAGGAGCAGGAGCAGTCGTATGTAAGCTGTGGCTTCTCAATATGATTAGACGTGTTAACAGAACAGGTGTTGATGCTAAACTTGTAGCATCTATTCATGATGAGTATCAGTTTGAAGTTTTAAATACAGATATAAATAAGTTTGGACAACTAACTAAAGATGCAATGAAAGATACAGAGAGACAACTACAGATGAAGTGTCCTCTTGATAACGAATGGAAGGTAGGTAAGACATGGGCAGAGACACATTAATACAAGAAGAACTTTTTGATAATTTTAAATCTGTTGATAAAAGTAAATCTTTAAAGACATGCATTAAATGTAAAAATGTAAAACCAATAACTTCATTTAGAGATGATGCTTTTAAAAGTAGAGTCTGTAAAGATTGTTGTAAAAAAAGAGGTGAACAAGCTAGAAAACTAAAATTAATAACTCCTTTTCCTAATGTAGATTATAAATGTCCTATCTGTTTAACAGATGCAAAAAAACATGAAGGAGTAAATAATCAATGGTGTTTAGACCATGACCATAACACAGGAGAATTTCGAGGATGGTTATGTAATAAATGTAATGCAGGATTAGGTTACTTTAGTGATAATATAAATTATATAAAAAGAGCATTAAAATATTTAAGAGGAGAAGTAAATGATAGTTAAAGAATTTAAAGGAAGAAAAGATCACGTTGATTATATTAAGCGAGGTATAAAAGTAGAGAATGAATTTATACAGACAGCTAAGTCACGTGGTTATACAGTTGCGATAGCTAGTGAAGAAGAAAATATAAATAAACATATAGATTTATATTTAACCTACAAAGGATTAACAATTAGTGTAGATGTAAAGGCTAGAAGAACTGGAAATAAAAACAAATCTTTGGATGACGCATGGATTGTTGTTGAGTTTTTAAATACAGTAGGTAATAAAGGTTGGCTTTATGGTGACTGTGATTACTTTGTATTTGAAAGAGAGCATGACTATGTAATGTGTAACGCAAAAGAGTTAGTAGAATTAACTGACAAAGTTGTAGATAAAAACACAAGAGTACAAAGTTATAGTGATGCTGAATACAAAACATGGGGTAGAAGTTATCAAGGAAAGCAAGACCTTATCTCAAGAATCGAGATGAGTTATATACTAAACTTAAATAAAACATTTATTATGAAAAAAACTCTTGACATTAATGTTGGGGTATGTCATAATTCACTTATTAATAACAACAACGAAAGGAAAATACAAATGAGTGTACTAAAAGGAAACGCATACTGGGCTTCAATCGTTAGCCCTAATACTACATTTAATTCAGATGGAGTATGGTCTGTAGATGTAGCTAATCTTGATGAGAAGAACATTAAAATAGCTACAGCTGATGGATTAGATATAAAGAATAAGAATGATGATCGTGGTAGCTTTGTTACTATTAAACGAAATGTGAGACGTAAAGATGGTAACATGAATAAAAAACCTGAAGTGGTTGATGCTATGAAAAGAGACATTGCTAATACTTTAATTGGTAATGGTTCAGAAGTAAATGTACTTTATAGTACATATGAGTGGGAGTTCAAAGGTCGTTCTGGAGTCTCTGCTGATCTACATGCTATACAGGTAACTAACTTGATACCTTATAACATTAATGTTGATGCAGATGAAGCCTTTGAAGTTGTTCCTGATGGATTTGTAACTGAAGATTCAGATGAGGAACTATCCTTCGCTTCTTAACCAACCATGAAAGGATGGAGAGGTACTACTGAACGAGTATCTCTCCATTATTTATTATGAAATCTATTGACACTTTAGTAAAAGATATATACGATTTGTTTGACCCTCTTGTAGAGGTAGAGTTAAATGAGAAAGAAGTTGATGCTCATTTAGATTCTTTTACAGAGAGTCTTAAAGAAACATTAAAGAACTTTTTAAATGAAGTACCTATGAAGAGACGTAACCTAAGACTCTCTGCTATAGGTAAACCTGCCAGACAATTATGGTATGATAAAAATTCTAAAGAAGAACCTAAACCTTTAGAACCTAGTACAAGAGTTAAGTTTTTATATGGTCACATGTTAGAGGATTTATTAATTCTTTTATCAAGACTTGCAGGACATACAGTAACTGACCTACAAAAAACAGTACATGTTAATGGAATAAAAGGACATCAAGATTGTGTAATAGATGGTGTGTTAGTTGATTGTAAGAGTGCATCAGGTAGAAGCTTTGAGAAGTTTGCTACTAATAATCTACATAAGGATGATCCCTTTGGTTACATAGCACAAATCTCTGCTTATGCTGAAGGCAATGGTGTAGATGAAGCTGCTTTTCTAGCAATAGATAAACAGAATGGGAACATATGTTTGACTCCTGTTCATTCTCTGGAGATGATAAATGCTAAAGAAAGGATTGACTATCTTAAAGGAGCTATGGATCAAAATAACCCACCTGATAGGTGTTACTCTGATGTCGCTGATGGTGCTAGTGGCAATCGTAAGCTCGCTTTTGGTTGCTTCTATTGTGAACATAAACGTACTTGTTGGAGTGATACGAATGAAGGTAAAGGGTTACGTGTATTCCAGTATGCAAATGGATACAGGTATCTTACGCAAGTTAAGAAAGCTCCTAACGTGGAAGAAGTAACAGATTGGTAAGTCATTGGCTTCAGTTTAAAACTGATCAGCCTTTCATACCTAACCTAGATAAGTTTGGATTTGTTTATCTTATAACGAATACTAAAACAGAGAAAGCTTATGTAGGCTGTAAGCAATACTATATAGGTAAAGCTAAGAAAGAATCTAAGTGGCAAACTTATATGGGTTCTTCTAAATATTTAAAGGATGATATAAAAAAGATAGGTAAGAAACATTTTAAGTTTGAAGTTATAGCAGAGTATATAAACAAAAGAAGTTTACGTTACTATGAAGCACACTATCAAATGAAATGGGATGTGCTTACTGCTGTGATAGAAGGTACAGATGAACCTGCATTTTATAATTCATATGTAGGTGGTAAATTTTATAGACCTGTTGAAAGTTATCAAGATCCTGAGTGGATAAGAAAGATAAGTGAAGCAAAGATAGGAGATAAAAATCCTTTTTATGGTAAGAAACATACAGAAGAAGCTAAAAAAAAGTTACGTGATATAAACTCAGGAGAAAAACATCCCCAGCATAAAGGTAAAGCAGAATTTTATCTTGATGGTAAACTAATGAAAGTTCCTTGTCTAAGTGTATGGTGTAAAGAAAATGGTTATAAGACTGGCTATTTCTCTCAAATAGCAGAAACAACTGAGAATGGTTTTTTTATCCATGCTACACGAGGTAAACAAAAAGCTTTGTCGTTAAAAGGACCTTTAGGAACTATAACAAAAGTAAGATGGTTAAGAAAGGAGGAAATAAATGGGAATTAAAAAAGCAATGTACGACACAGCACTAGCTGAGTTTCAATCTCAAAGAGATAAAGCTATTACTAATGCACGTATATACTTGGATCATCCTAGTGGTATAGGAGAACATGGACAAGTAGTTGATGAATTTATTAAACAAGTAAAGATAGCTGCTGAAGCAGACGAAGCTGCATCTATGTTAATAGATACATTTAGAGATGAGCTAATACAAGAAGACTAAATGAACCAAACGTATATTGAAATATTAACAGAGATAGATGAACACGAATACAGCAGTCCTGAAAGAATGTTATTTATGTCTGTTATATTTCAAGCATTATTAGATGCAACAAAAGAAAAGACTAAAGTAGAATCATCACGTACAAGTGTTGAAAGAGCAAATGCTCGTGCTTGGTTTTTCTCTAGTATTGGTGTAACGTGTGATAACTTTGAGTATGTATGTGATAATGCAGGTATGGATGCAGATTATACTAGAAGTTTTGCAATTAAAGTAATCAAATCAAAGGAAATAAAATATGTCAGACAAAGAATCAGAAGAGTCTTGGACAAATCCTGACTACGATAGAGGGATGTCCAGAGAAAGTCATGAACAATATATGGTAAGAAAATTAAAACAAGATAAGGAAGATTACCAAGAACTAATGAAAGGTACACATGAATTTGAGTATGGTAAAGCTACTGATAAACAAGTAGGTGGTAGTCATTATAAAGACTGTGCTATACAACCTGTAGATTATATTGTAGAAAATAAACTTGACTTCCTAGAGGGTAATGTGGTAAAGTATATAACTCGACATAAAACAAAAAATGGTATAGAAGATATTAGAAAAGTAATACATTATGCAGAGTTAATACTAGAAAAGAAATATGGAAAGGATTTTTAAATGGCATCATTATTAGGTAGTAATTATTTACCTACTGAATACCAATCATTCATTCATATGTCTAGGTATTCCAGATGGTTAGAAGAAGAAGGTAGAAGAGAAACATGGGGAGAAACTGTAGGTAGATTAATATCTTATTTTAAAAAGCATATAGACACTAATTATAAAGGTACTA